GTGGTTGGGAGCACTACGAAGCCCAAAATTTATCGTAGTGTGTCGTCGGCAAACACGTCCAACAACTCAATTATCAACTCAGATAGCGTGACAAACATAACGTAGAGTCGTGGCATCAGTACTATGTCACCTAATACTGCCGTCTACGTCTATTGAGCCTCAAAGAGTCAACAACCAAGTTACGCGCCATTCGGGTTCCGAACGTTTAATCGGATTTGGCACCCTGAAAACAAATTTTTATATATTCACAAACCTGTCATATAGGTGGTGCGGATTCCTTACACACTTTGACACCCTAAACACAAACATACACACTACTCTTGAATATCAAGAGCAGCAACATTGACCAAGGCACGACCAATTGTTCCCGTCGCAGTGAAGGGGAACGACATGGTCGTTGGTTGGTTCATGTCATCGACGGTCACAAACACATAAATGATTGCTTGAGCATGACCTGAGGTGATTGTAGCAACCCCCTCAGTATCCGGCCCACCGGACCAGATCTTCTCAAACACACCATTCGTAATGTTAGGTGCAATCGTCGTAAACACACTCAAATCAGATTCGAAAAAGTCGATGATGACCACAAAACTCTTTCCCGAATGTTTCGGGATGGTAAGTAGTCCACCGGCGTGCTCACACTTAATCCCATCAGGATATTCAGTGTCAACAGTGTTGAATAGATTCGACCAACCAGTGATCGAGGTGAAGGTCGCATTATACGAACCACCAGACAACACATCTGATGAAACCAAAGGCTTCTTCAACTCGACCTCGTAAGTGACCCACAGATCACCAACGATATTGCCCGCAGCCAACTGACCCTGCGTTGCAATACAAGTCTTACCGAGATCATAACTCATGAGGGGTTCACCATCCGGAGGCACAGTGCTTCGCACATAGTGCACATTGAAAGGATTCTCGCGAGGATCACATTCAATCGGATGGATGAACGCTTCACTTGGTACTGATTCACTCGCACAGTACTCGTTCATCATCTCGAGCTTGGATTGCGGTGCACGATCCGAAGCACGATAGGTGGTCTGCATCATCACCGAGCCCAGTGAAGGGCTGGTGCCGCTGATAGCAGAACCAGAGGTGGGGACGTAGTGGAACACCACGCCCTTAAACGCATACTCCTGAAAGCGCGTCGCCACCTGGGACAGCCAGGGGAAGCTAATCAGCATCCCGGGATTCAATGGCAATTCATAATGTACTTTGAAATCTGTAGAACTCTTGATCGGTCCAATGTACTCCTTATGACGCACCACCACAGATTGTGAATTTTGGTGCATCGTGGGTATTCCATTGGACGCTTTCGTGAGAACAGTATTAGAATCAACTGCATAATCACCAAACCCTAGCCACTTAGAAGCCAACGCTCCTAACTGACTCCCGGCCGCACCACCCAAAGTTGGTGCTCCGAACATGCCCCCCAAGGCGCCTCCCCCGAGGCCGCCAAGGGCACGCATCGCTTTTCCGAGCGCTGTCGGCTCTGCCGCAGTACTCATTTTCTTATTTTTCTTCGTTTTCTTCAGTTGAATTACAACTGGCCTTTTCATGGATTTCTTAACCATAATTAATTATACAAACACGCCAAATATCTATATTTGCCCGGGTCTCAGCAACTCAGTCAAGTGCGCAAATGGTACAGCCTCCCGGGTAGCTGCATCCCATGACGGAATAGTGAGGTCCAAATTGAACCCACACGTCCATCCATCATAATAGTTCTCAAGAACCATCTGCTCTTCTGGCAAAATGCCAAAGGCGTGGTAAAATGACATTCTCGATTCGTGTGTAATTTCCTGGTCATTGACCACTAAATCTGCATGATACACACGATTCGACTGATAGTAGGCGGCTTCGATAAGACGTTTGGTACATCTAAGTCCATTACGTCTCATAGCTCTGGCAAAGCTTTGTAACACCGGGATGCCTCTTGCGAGACTCCCTTCAGCCACTCCTACGGCCATCATCCACTTACGCAAAGTTTTCGCATTACTCACAGAGAGCAGACACATGCTTGCCTTTGTTATGAGTGTGCATGGATTGCGGATCATAGTCCACCCTCCTCGCACTCTCACAGGTCGAGATTGACAAAATTCAACCTCCTCAAACATGTGCGATGTATCTTCCAACACCATACGAAATCCTTTGCGCTGGTAAAACTGGTCAAAACCTGTACGCCAGACCTGCTCTTCATCCTTTTCCATGAAATACTGACAATCGTCTCCATTATTGGCAAGCAGTGCCTCAACACCACACGTCTTTCGCCAACTATAGGTCATTGCACTCATAAGAATACAGTTGCCTAACGATGTGTTCAGATCTCCGGACGCACGCGTGCCTCGCATTTTGAACTTCAGTGTTCCATCCTTGAAGTACGCCTTTCCAATGTTGTCCAGTTGCTGGCACAAAAGCCACATAAACTGCAACAAATCATTGCCCTTTGGCATATCATCATTTGGATGTCTCGAACACCACCCCTGCATAGCTCTATACGCTCGCACTGTGTGCGTGTAGCTTTGGAAGTATGGTCGCAAATAACAGATATGCTCAAATTCAAGAGCTTCTCTGCTGACATGCATGTCAAACTTCGTCGCATCACCTCCAATTGCTACAGGACTACTAAGCTGGTCCCACATACCACGCATCAGTCTTCCAGTCTCTTTGGCATCGACCCCCTTTATCACAACCTTCTCTTGCTTGAACACTTTGGCAATCGCATCAAAATACGAATGCTCATTCTTCTTCAAAAACCGTCCAAGCACCAAGTTGTAAATGGGCGACCTCGGGTTGATAACTCGGGGGGCCTTATCCAGAGCGCACTTCTCAAACTTCACAAAACTCCGCAGCATTGCATCCATCTTGCGTACTCCATCACGCCAGTATCGTTCGCTAGCCTCCAAGTAGACCTTCTTCTTCGCACCTTTATAGCAATCCACCACCTCTCTGATGGATGCAACAGGGGCAAGATCTAGGTTCTTGACCAACTCTTCACAATACTGTTCCATGTTCACGTCCATGACCCACTCTTGGTCCGTTGACGTGAGTGCAGGCTGGAACACACCTCCAACACTGCACATGAAATAACGCTCAGCAAACGCGCGGTACCCGTTTTCTAAGTTATTGTTGAACACTCCCAATTTTGACGGTGGTGACAACCCTGTCACTAACACCCACCGCCGTTTCCGCGTGTAATCCCCATTGCTCCTCTTCACTAGGCCGACAGGTGTGACCGCGGAAACAGAATCAACACCTTCGATAAACAAGGGGCACCATTATTCGCTGCCGGGCAGCGAAACGCTCTTAAATCCCATAGCCTTCAACAACCACTTGGGACATCTACGAGCGGCACCACCGGCTCTATGGTGGTGACTTCTTGTGTCGAAAAACGACTGAATGACGTACTCGATGTGCAAATTAATGACATCATTTCGGAAGCTTGCCTCCCGCATTATTTTGAGTGCGACACTCTTGACTAAGAGCCTATTGGCGCGTGTGTCTTCAAGGTTACCAACCCTTGCAACAACAGCCATGTTGACAAAGCCTACGAGTCTCGAAGAGACCTCCAACCGCTTGCTCAACACTCCGTTATTCACGGGTAACACAGGCTGACACTGACTCACATAAGAGTCATGCGCGTCCTTCAGCGACGGAGCAACACCAGGAACTACCACTTGCGTTGCTTCGCAGCTGGTACAAAACGATCATACACAGCAATATCTTCCAGATCGGCTTCTGACAAATTGGCACCAAAACATGCACCAAAGGTCACGGCGAACCGCGCAGTAACGCGATCCCACCATGACCTACGCGGATTCTGGCGTGTGGCAGAAACTGCCTCATGCCGTACATCGACGCGTGGTGCAAAATAGATACCATAAGTCGGCGCAGCCATCGTTCTTG